TGCCTATCTTTCAGGGCTTGTGGCGTTCCGAGGGTCATCCCAGATCGAGCGAGTAGTCTGTATGTTCCCAAATAAGGATCATGCAAATCGTTCACTTGGATGTTTGTGCGACGGCCTGCTTCCGTGTAGATTTCCTCTACGGTCTTCATAAAGGCCTCTGGCGTTCTTCGCAGGTACTTCCATTTCTCAACGGCTTGGTTGTACGCGATTTTCTGCGCGTCTGCTCGTCGCGGATCCTTACTCTGCGTGTCGTACATCTTCGGATTCGGTGGTGGATAGGCTTTAGCTAGCTGCACCGCGTCTTCGTAGTTTTCAGCAAGCTGGATATTTGGTGGACGCTTAGCGAGCTGGGCAAGCATATTAGCTAGGGTCGCACCGCCAGCTTCCGGCTTCGCACCGTGCCGCTCCGCATAAAAGCGTGCATGGCTTCCCGAAGCGATCACATCGTCCCTAACGGAATCCCGAATATTCAAAACAATATTTTGTGGAATCCCGCGGCCCTCGGCCCATTGCTCCATCTCGGCCTGCGTTGCTCCATATTGATTCCGGGGCTCTTCCTTTGGTGCTGGGGCTGGAGCCGCTGCGGCAGGTTCGGCCGCTAGGGCCTCTGGCGGGGCTGTGGGGGCTTCAGCCGGAGGGGCCGGGGCACCTGGAGCCGTTGGGGGCTGTACGGGCGTCACAGGGGCTCCTGGGGCCTTCCTGACGCCTCTGCGCGCGGGACCGGGAAGCGGGGCGGGGGCTGGGGCTGCCGTTGGAGCTTCTGGGGGGATGGCTCCGGCGTACTGGGGAGCGGCTGCGGGGGGTACTTCGGCGGGGGCCTGTGCAGCCTGCAGCTCTTGGGCGGTGGCGGGCTGTTGTGCGAGGGCTTGCCGTTCTAGCTGTTCTCTGGTAGCTCGCATTTGCGCGGTACGACGAACGCCCTCAGCCGTATTGGCAATATAGCCATCAGCCAAGATAATCCCATCCTTGCGTCTGGCCTCTGCGGCGTGAACAGCCTTCCTGGCCGCGGCTTCGTCCTTGACCATGTTCGCCGCCTGATAGGCCAGTTCACCATTCATGTGCTGCATGGCGGCACCGATGCGCGCCTCTGCTGCAGCGTAGGCCACTGCACGGGCTTTGTCCTCGAATGAGAACTGCTCTTCGATTAGGTTCAGCTCGTCCGCGGTAAGCTGTCGTTTCGCTTCGATGCCCGCCCAATATTGCGCGATACGATCTTTCTGATCTGCCACGTCACGATTGACCGCGTTCTCAAGGCGAAGGAGCACACTATTGGGATTCCCAGCACCCGAGGCTAACTGCTCAACACCCACGGCCAGCACGGACGCGATACGCCCCGCTCTACCGATGCGTTGCATGTAGTTGTAGGGATTTACCTGGAGCTTCGAGGCGAGATCGATATCGCGATCAAGATCCTGGTTAGCTCGTCGCAGCCTAGGCATCACAGTATTCAGCACATGCCGCATGGCATTAGCATCATTCTGTGCGATATAACTTAGCTGATCTTGCGCCTCTGCGGAAACTAGTGCAGCTCGCGCCTGTCCTTCCAGCTCTGCCTGTTGTAGGGCTAGGGCCTTAGCATTATATGCTTCTATTGCTGCTTGTTCTTCCGCGGTCGGCACTGTTCCGGGAGCCAGCTCTGCTTGCCAACGATACGTAACACCAGCTGGCGCGGCTACTGGCTTCGGTGGCTTCTTTTGCCAGTCAGACTTTTCGTGAACTCGAAGAACTCGTTCCCTACCTTCAAATGCTGATCTCGACTCCGGCGATCGCTCAACGGTCATTGCGCCGGGCATTTCCGGTTCCGGCGTTAGTTCTATTTCTCCGGTCGTTCCCGTCGTAAGCAGATTGTACAGATTCTGTTGCGTCTGCTGCGGAGAGATTTTTGGGGGAGGGACTTCACCGTTGGCCATTAGCCAATCTCCGTATCACCCGTGAGCTGGGCAAACTGGTATTGCGGCATCTTCGCCATGTAGCGAGCGATACGCGCTTGCAATCGAGCCATGTTCCCACCCGTGCGTTCCACCTCGCTCCATACGAGATTTTCTAGGCGCAGTCTCTGCTCTTCTTGGAAGGGTAGATCATAGAGGGACGTGCGATGTACTGGAAGGCCAGTAGCAGCCCGGTAGGCGTCGCGCGTTGCAGTGGCAAGATTTGGGGGCTCAACTTGCTCCTGCACAGGCTTTGCGCCCTTCTGTTCCGCTGGCTGGGCTAGCTCTGTTTGGATGCCCTGCGCTCCAAGGCCCTGTGCGGGCGGCTGGGAAACGGCGGGCTGTCCAATGATGCCTTGCTGTTCTGCGGGGGTCTGGCTGACTGTTTCTCCAGGTAGCGTGGGCTCCGGCTGCGTAGGATTGAACACCTCTTGACCGGGCTCTCCAGTCACATATCCTGCTTCCTCTCTCTGCTTCTTGAGCTTATCTTCTTTCTCTCTCTGCGCAGCATCCCGAGCTTCGACGGCACCTTCTGCTGTAGTCGCTGCAAAGGAGGCGATGTCTCCACCTAGATTCGCGATAGCCTCACGTCGGGAAGCTAGTAGATTCTGGTACATGGCCTCGTCCTGTGCCGCGGCGCTGCTATAGGCCATTGCAGCCTGTCCAGCAGCCTGTGTAGCCGTTCTGCCAGCCTCACGTGCCGCATAGGCGGCTGAACCACCACGCCCCGCTGCCGCACCCTGAGCCGCTGCTGCTTGCCGGTACGCGGCCTGAGCTACCGCGGTTCTAGCCGTGGTTACACGCTTTGGCTTCTTCAGAGCTGGAGCTGCTGTCCCGAGCTTTACTCCGAGGCCAATCACTCCAGGAATCACTCCCGCAAGAACATTCGATACGTCAGCCATTTCCCCTATTCCTCATATAGCCATATGCGGTGCTTGGTTGCACCTGTGCCCAATCCGTTGTAGGCTGGTGGTGAGCAAACCTCTGCTCTTCCGAAAGTTGCCCGCGGTTCCCGCCAACCTGTGTAGCTTGCCCAAGGCCAAGACCCTGTTGCCGATAGGCTGATCGTTGTCCTAGCCGCATAGCGATTTGCTGTTCCTGCTTCGCGGCCTTCTTTTCCATGCGCTTACCAGCGAAGAGCTTCGTCAGTGCCCCAGCGACCGCGAGCACCCCCGCGGCGATCTGCCCACCTAGGGGTACGGCATTGCTGGCTGCGGCGGCAATGAAGAGCCCAGTGCTGAGGCCCGTTGTCGCTGTCTCAAGGGCAGTACCCGTAACGGTCGATGCGACTTCGCGGCGATAGGCCATTTGCTGGTAGTTAGGCATTACTTTCGCCTCGACTTAGGACCGTTTTTGACGCCATATGATTTCAGGCCGTACTCGATGTCCACACCGAGAACCTGGAAGCCTCTGCCTGTACTGTAGCTGGGTTCAAAGGATTCGAGCTTGGTTGTGGCTACTTCCTCGACGATGATCTTGATCGCCTGGCACTTCCTGCGACCTGGTCGGCAGTATACCTGCAGATTCTCGCGACCAGCTTGGTTCAAATCCACGTTCGCTCTCCACAAATACACGTCTTCGCGGCCGTCTGGACCCTCGTAATCGTATTTCAATGTGACTTGTAGATCCCCAGATTCGAAGTATCCCGCGGTGTTTTCTTTCCAGTCGGACAAGTAACGACCAAGGATAGTAATACCCAGGACACCTCCATAGTTTTGTAGCTGGTTCAACTTGATCCACGGCGTTTCGATATACTGCAGCTCTGCCCATCTCCAGTCCGTTTCCGTCTCCTTGCTGATACGCCAAACATCAAGATTGTTGTCTATACCAACTGGCCTGCCATTATAGACCGCGGTCTTTCTCCAGATCGTGGATTCCGTAAATCCAGTGCGTACAGACCACTTCTGATATTCATAGTTGTACACCAAGGCGCAGTAGTCGAGGTCATACCCAAATCTCGTTCGCGGGGGCCTATCAACGTCACTTTCATCCGCGGCGTTACCATACTCTGCTTCTGGTCCAACATCTGACATGAAGAAGATCGCCTCGTGCTCCGCTGCATCTCGTACTGCACTGAGTACCGTAGCCCCCCGCGTAAGATCCATCACGGGCTTACCGATCTCGACCACTTGCAAATCACGCGTCACGAGGTGGAAGGTGCTCGTAGTTTCAGAGAAGAACATAACCCCATCAGGTGTTGATAGAACGCTATTTTGCGATGAACAGCCAACAACACTTTGTACCGGCTCAACTGAGAAGTAACCATTTGCTCCGGTGTTATCTGGTCCTTCACCATAGAGCACATTGATTCGGTCATCCTCAAAGATGATCACTTTATCATCTATCGATCCGATCGCTGTAGCAACTCTACCAGTTCCAAGGGAAATGAGTAAGGAAGCGTTGAACTCTGGGGCAATACCGTCCTCAAACAGCTTGGAGAATACGACGATGCTTGGTTCATTCAGCATGATACCAAATAGCCGGGTGGATGTGCGCGTCAACGCTTTCATCGCGGGCCACGGATCTGCTGCCAACACGTCACCATTCGTGTAGACGAAAGCCGAAGACAATGGAATATTGGTTACGAACTTCCCTACGCCACCGCTGCTGTCCGGGAACTTGAACTTGACCATAGTAGTACCTGGGGAAGAACTTCTTTGTGTACTAAGCGGTTCCGTTGTCGTTAGTTGTGGCTCCTCTCCAGCCAATCCGGTGTAAATCTCAACAAAATATTTCCCGTCTGGGTCTTGCGCTGAAATAGGCGTCGTCACCGCAACCTTGATTAGCGTGATGTCGTCGCCCTCATCGCCAAGATCCGCCACGTATAATGGGTTACTTGGTGCACTTCGGTGCATCAATCCATCTGCGTCATAGAAGCCTACAACAGCCTGTATGACTATTGGCGTTTCAGCATCCAGAATATTGTACGAGGTCCACAGGATTACGTCTACGAAGCCAGATTCCTTGGCAACGTAAACAATCTCCGGTTGATCGAGCACGCATTCTTCTACCACGGTGTTCCCATCATACCAGAGAGGTAGCGCCGCGCTTATGAAACATCCGTGTTTGACTTGAGCGACATTGATCGTTCCATCCTGTCGTACCGCATAGATGTTGAGCCGACGTGAACCTGGAGCTAACGCGCGCTTAGCATAATCGTGATCATAGTCGGAAACATTCTCATCAGATAGCTGCATGACGAATACGAAGTTCTGTTCTGGCGTAATCTGCTGACAGTTTCCATACCAGAACTGATGATACCCAATGTACGCTGCGTCTTCGCTATCAAGTTCTTCTACTCCAGTAAAGTAGTATAGATTATTCAGATGGATGGTTTGTTCGGAGCATGAGTAGTCTATTGTTTTGCTTTGCGCCGGATCATATGCTGCCGTAGGATAGTATTCCTCATTGTCGATATCGAGGCATAACAGCGTAGCCGTCGTTGCCTTCGACAATGTTGGTGTGATAGTGGGACTGTCAGAACCAAACCCTGTGGATGAATATCGACCTGGCGTGAAGTTGGCATATTGCTCTACAACCACATAGGCTCTGTCAGTGTACGATGAGTAGACCATGTTGGAGACCAATCCCGCATGCCAAATCGGTACAGTTGATGTCGTGACCGAGCCTCCAAACTGCACCTTTCCCCATTTGATGGAGTCTGTGTAATCACTATGTCCGAAGGTGTCACCACCATCTCTCACGACCTGGAATGCCCAATGCACGCGGGTTGCGCTCTCAACTGCGATTGTCCCCCGAGGAATAACCGCGTTGTTGTTAGTATCAAGAGTTTCAGTATCTAAAGCGCCAGTACCACGATGCCGACGTTTCAAATACACGTTAGTCGTTGCCGTTGCTGCGTTATGGGTGGCAAACAAGATGTATTGATACGTTCCAATGCATTCAACATCGAGTACATAAGGATGATACGTATCATTTATGTCTGGAATCAAAGTAAGCGCGATCGGTGATCCAGTAGCCTCACCGTTATACGCATTAGTTTCTTGCAGTGATAGAAACCCGGTTGAATCATCTTTGTACACAAAGCAGCCACCACTAGAGTCGTTCCACTTTTGGGAGTAGCGAATCTGTGGGATCTGGTCTTTCCAGCTGCGCGCGTGCCCCATTCGCAGCTCTTCCGGATATTGATTATTGTATGTCTTATTCGACGTGTTGTAGTACTGCGCGTTGCGTACGGTATCTACACCGGAATCATCTAGACTGACTTCTGGAGTGATGGCATAACCGCCTGAGATTGATATATGTGCGCGGCCATGTATAATCGAGCCAGTCGATCGAACCACCATATGAAATCCTGCAAGCTCAGATTCGCCACTAGTCCCATATGTTGGTTGTATCTGCGGACTGCAATATCCCGCGTACACTCGTTCGAGTAGTAAATCCCCATAACGACTATAGAGTTGTATACACGTAGATGGTTCCTCGTCGGTATTGAACGTTGGACAATCAAAACCTACACAGTAACCAAGGATTTGATAGTTCGAGAAGCCATCATCCGAGTACCCAATAGGCGCCCAGGAGTAGTTCGATGCGTTTGGTCCCGGCTTACTCTTTAGTATGTGATCAATACCAAGTAACTCAAACGGGAGTGATTTTTCTCTCCAGGTCTCTGTAATCCTATCATAGCTTGAAAGCGTATCTTCGCTTGCTGAGATGAGGAACTCAGAATCACCATAAATGAATGATGGGGTGTCAGTGAGGCTAGTAAGCGCAGGTTGTTCAGAAGTACTCGGAAACTTCTTCAGTGGGAGCGCTTTCTCGCAGGAATCCTTCTTGTTGAAGCGTACATTCTTAGCTAGCAATACACTTGGAGCCTCGATAATCTCTTGCGGGGCATCCTCGTTCATTCCTCCACCAAACGGAATCGATTTAGATGTTCTCTGCATTAGAATACCAGGAAGGTTACTGTGCCTGTACGCGAGCTGTCGTTTGTGGTTACCGTGAGGCGCCGACCATCGATATACCAGTGCAGTTCACACATTCCACTAAGCGAGATGCTAACCGGAATCGCATGCGCACGACGACCCTTCACACTGGCGTAATATGTGGTTTGCCCGCCCTCGAACTCAACATCTACGAAATCACCTTTTGTGATATCATCCGTGACGATCTTCGAGGTACCGAAATCTAGAGCCTTGGCAATGGCCTGGATCTGCCGGTTGGCTGCCTCTTTACGGAAGTTCTTCGCCATCGTGGTAGTAGCCCCTTCGTCCTGCGATCCAACGGATAGTCTTGACCTGCGTCGGGATCATGCTGTTGATGTGGTCTCTCACGCGGCGTTCGTAGCGATCGCGCTCTGCCATGAGTGCAGATGGATCGCTCTCTTCCTTGGTGAGGCATTTGATAGCCGCATCGAGGACAACGAACATGTACCAGAAGGTTGGAAACTTCAGCTCGTCCGAACCCACGCTCAACACGGGCGGCGATGGTACATACCGCACGGCGATGTTCTCAGGTTCGGGGGCCGGGAAAATGAACAGCTCTGCTCTACCCTGCGCGTAGTTCCATTGCAGGAAGAAGCGCTCTCGGATGTTGTCGAGCTGGGACAACCGAGCGTAGTCCTGGGGGTCAGCGATCTCAGCGGAATAGTAGCGGCCGCTGTCGAGGATGGACACGTCCAGGAGCTTATCGAAATCAGAAGGAAGCTGGAAACAGAAATCACCGATCTGAGGCATGATGCCCGCATTCTTCGCGAAGAGTGTGCCATCCGTAGCGCCTACGCCGAGGCTGTGCAGGTACGCGATGCTGGCATTGATGTACGCGGTCACTTCGTCATCGTCGATGAAGTTGCCGTCGTCTTCCATGTCCGCGTGCTGCCGGACTAGCTCGATCAGGCTGGTGAGTGTTTTGAAGGCCATCTGTTTCCCGAGTTAGGGTGAACCCCCCTCCCGCCCCGACCATCAACGGTCTGCTTGGAGGGGGATTCTGTTCAAGTTACACGATGTCAGCAGTGTACGCCCAGGCAACGGGGGCCGGGACGATCTGATTGTAGTAGGCAAAGAGGTAGAAGCTGATTGAGTCAGCGTCATCGGTCCTCTGGTAGAAGTTGCCATCCTTGTCGAACATGCGCGGTGCGCCACCAGCCGAGTACAACTCGACAGCGTCACGGTCGCCCATGTAAGAGTGATCAGCAACCACGCCGGGGTCACTCACGATCGGCACGATTCCGCCGCCCGTCGCCACCTCAAGAGCGGTGAAGGACAGGGTGCCGGAGGTTGCACCGATCTTGTTGTACCGAGCGCCACGCGATTCCGTCTCAAGAGCCAGGCCAGCAAAATCGACCGGGTTCAGAAGACAGATATTCGGGGCTTGGCCCTGCGTGTACAGCTCCGCGCCCGTCTGAACCAAGTGGCTCAGGTACGGGTACGAACCGCTGCCCTTGACGCCATCAACGCCAGCGAGACGCGTCGGATCAACCGAGCGGTCAATGCCGTTGAAGGCCGCCGCGGACACACCGCTACCGGGCAACCACGCGCCGAGTGAGTCGGCCTTGGCAGCGAAGTCGCCAGAACGGTAGAGGTAATCCGTGTTCACGGTAGCCGAGGTGAAGTCAGCATCAAGCGTGATGGTATCGTTCGCACGATCCACCGCCACGACGATCTGCTCTTCGCCAGAGTGGTCAAGGGCCGCTTGCGTGCTATCCGAACGCTGCACAACCATGTTGACCTCGAAGAACCGAGCTTCGCCCGCACCGAGCTTGATCTCAGGAAGGGTGTAGCCGGTCTGGTCGCCCGCCTGGGCACGCGCGCCTTTGGCATGCACCGCGAGAAGCTCGAAATGCATGTCATTAGCGAACGCGCTGTGCGCGCTGTCAACCTCGTCCGTCAAGCTCTGACGGAAGGCCGCGTCATCGCCAACCGAGAGTTCGATGATCTTGTTCTCGATGCGGCACTTGACGTAGTTATCAATGTGGTATGAAGTCCATCGCTCGCGCTCAGCAGGTCCAATATTCGCATGGGCCTTGCTGTAGAGAGACGATTGACCCGTGACGTTTGCATACTTCACGGGACGCACGACAAAGTTGCCGCGCGCTTCGGTTTTGGGCACGATTCCGAGCCAGGGATGGGACTTGAAGACGAGATCAGCAACGACCGCGCCACGGTACCACTCCTTGAGGAAGTCGGAAAAGTGCGTCTTTGCAGTTGTAGTCGCCATTTTCTTTCCTTAGCGGTTCATCTTCTCCCAAAGAAGCCTCGCGCCATCTTTCCCATACTTGGTGTACAGGTCTTCTGATTCGAGCTGCTCCTCGCCGGAGACGAGTGAACTGGTGAGTGTTTTGGGTTTGGGTTTGATATCCTCGCTGGATGGTTGTGGCTTAGCTTCGGGTTCGGGTTCGTAAACCGACTTCAGGTTCAAATAGAACGCTTTCAGTTCGGATTCGGCCTTGCTGGCAATCTCTTCTTCGCTTGTCGCCGTCCCTCTCTCTAGCTCTTCCAACAGCTTCGTCACGACGTTGCCGGTTAGCTTAGCTTTGATCAGGCCGGGGAACTTGTCTTTTTGAGCGGTGAGCTGCTCTTCGATCGCCTTTGTGTATGTGGCGAGCTGCTGCTCGTAGCTCTGTTGCTCTAGCTCTGCTAGACGCTGCTCTTCTCTCTCCTTCACGCTGCGCAACTCACGCAGAAGTTGCTCTTGCTCGCTGATGCGCTCCGGTTCGGGCTCTGGGCGTAGAGCGCTCTCGATTGAGGCCAATCGCGCTTCGATGGGGTCGAGCTTCTTGCCCTTCTTGGCTTGTACGAACTTAGCCAGCTCCGGTGCCACGAGGGCGCGATCTGGTGCTCGCTCTGGTTGCGTCTCTGCCTTGGGGTCTTCACCACGAACATCTTCGCGGCTGATGGGTTTGGTAACGGTACGTGCCCATACTTCTGCTGCTGTCTCTTTTGCTTCAGTCATTTGCTTAGATTCCTTGCTGTACTGGTTGCTGCATCGGGGCTGCCGCAGGTGGCATGCCCGTGATGTCCAGTGCCGGTGGTCCGCCTGCGAAGCCAGGCTCCATGCCTGCGGCTTGCATTTGGGTTGCTTCTTGCTCTTCCTTGATCAACGCCTGCACCTGCCCAAGGAACTGGTACAGCATGTTGACGCGATCATCGGGAACTTTGAGGGACTGTGCGAGGTTGATGTGCTTCTGCGCCACCTTGAGGGCGAGTCGCAGGTCCATCGTGGCCTCTGGCTCCGTGTACTCCCCGTCGTCGAGGATCTCTTCCATGACGCGCTCGATGAAGTCGAGGCTAGCGTTCTGAAGCCGCATCTCGGAATCGAGGTCGGGAATGTCGAGTAGCTTGAACGCGCGGCTCAATGGGATCAGGCCCATGCTGATCAGTTCTTTGACCTCTGCGAGGCGCGCACCGAAGGTTAGACTCAGGGCGCTAGTCGGGGATGCCTGCACCACATACGAGTCTTGCTTTGGATCGAGGTCAATCAAATCCCACTCGATCTCTTCGACCGTGTTGCGATCTTTACGCAGAATGACCTTATACGGACCTTCGCCCGCTTCCTTCTTGCGCTCGTTCAGCAGTTTGCCGGCGACGAGATTTTGTTCCGCGAGGCGCACCAGGAATCCTTGTACCTCGCTGAATGTGGGGGACAACTCCGTAGACTGGATGTCCACGATATCTTGGAATGCCTGCCCGGACTGTGCAGCACCACCCGCGCTCTCTGGTAGCCCCATTGAGACAAGGCGCGAAACCTGTAGCGCGCGCTGCCACTGGTACTCGATGTAGTTGACAACGTCCATCGGGACGCTCGTGGGCATCACGATCTGGGGCGCACGACCCGTGTGCGTGATGATGGTGCCCCATACGTTACCAAGCGAGCCCTCTTCGACCTCGCCATCCGCTGGCACGAGGATATACGGCTTCGGATTAGCCTCGATAGCTTTCTCGGTGTGTAGGATCGACGTGTTGATGTCGAAGTGCAGACCCACTAGCTCTTCCGCGAGCGAGATACCGAAGAAGCCCATGTTGGGGTCATCCTTCCATCGGATGAACGCGAATGGGAAGTCTTCACAGACCCACTCGTTCGATTCCAGTATTTGCCCATCGATGAAGATGCAGTGCGCACCATCCCCAGCACCGCGCCAGCTTGGGATCTTCCAGGCCTCGACCACCTCGACGAGATTGTAATATGAGGTATCGATCCCCGTGTGCTTCTGATTGAGTTGCTCCGTGGAGGCGCGATCAGTAAGCTGCCCCGCCTTGTCAATAGCCTTCTTGGCTTCCGGGAACATGGCCTTGAGTCGGCTACGGCTGACGAACATACGCTGGTATAGATGCGTGGGCTTCCCAGTCGCTGCAGTCTCTAGCGGGTCCACGAAGATATCCCGAGGATGTACGCGATCGTTGATCACGCGATCAATCTTGGGATGTGGAACAGTCTTGATGCAGCCGAGGTTGTACACGAGGGCATCGAGCACGACCTTGGAGGTTTGCTTGCGCAAGTCACAGGCATGGAACTGATGATTAGTAAACTGTGTGCATTGCCTAGATCGGCGGCGCAGGCTCTGGTTACCACCAGCGGGGAGGAAGTCCACCGCAATAGCCGGGCGCGTGAGCCGAGCATGCACCGCGTCAATCATCACCTTCATCACGTTCAAGGGAACGCGGCTGTACTCTGCGAGATTCGGGGAAAAGGCTTCGATGTACCGGCGGCTAACTTCGTTGCCCTGTAGATCCCGATTTGTGTACAGGGAGGCATAGCCCTGGTAGGCGCTCAGACGCTCAGAATCGTGGTCAGCGTAGTGTTGGAAGAGGCGCGTGACCTTCGCGAGGGCCTTCGTCGCGGTTTTCTCTTCCCACCAAGGCTTGTCAATATCGGATTGCTCCAATGCGGTACCTGTGGGCATCTCCCTACTAGAGCTGGGTCGATTTTTCTTGACCGGAGCGGAATCTGACCCTACTACAGTAGAACAGGGCATCCCAAACTAAGGCTGTGCGGGATGCAGCGGATATAGAAGCGAGGCGGTCGGGCACAGCCGCCTCGCGTTCCGTCTCTGGAGAATCAATGCAGCTGTCAGTGGAAGAACTTTACCGTCGAGCCAAACGTGTGGCAGTTACCCACAACGGCAAGAACTACCCCAGGATTCAGCAGATCGAGGCCATGCAAGCCCTGCAAGATTTCATCACCGCGGTCGAACGATCTTCTGCCAATACGGTTGAGGCTTCGTAACCTGCACCTTCTCACTCAGGATCGATCTCTTGTGCCGCGCGGCCTCGCGCTTGAACCATTCTGAGGAGCCCGGCGCTACGGTATCATCGTAAACCCAGCCCTTGGTACTCCAGGTGCGCACCTTGGTGTACGCATAACGCAGGGAGTCCGTGCAGTGGTCCTGATAGATATCCCCCCGTTTGATGCGACGTGCGCCCGTGGGGGAAGTTTTCTCATCCCACACTAGGGTCTGCATTTCATCGATGAGTTGCGTGCAGCCGTTGCGCACGATTTTGATCTTTCCAGCGATTGCGTCGGCATTGATGATGTTGATGCCCATGTCCACGCTATTGAAGCCCTTCTTGACGGGCTCGATCGGAAGCGTGGGATGCGTGTCCTTCCACTGTCGAACGAACGCGGCGCCCTGCCCGCCTGAGTCCACCACGTGTGGTCCCGCGAATGGATATATTTCCCGCAAGCGTTCGATCTCCGTGCCCGCCTGTAGCGTTGTGTACTCGTCCCTCCAGCTCTCAA